TCGCATTAGTTGGCACTTCAAAGATCATATCCTTGCCCCCTAGCCCGATTGAATAGTAATTTATAGCATCCGGGGTAGTATCTAAGGGGTCTAAGAGTCCAGAATCAGGTACAAATAGAGGAGGGGATACCGATTTCTGAACTGCTTTTAAATAAGTCCTATCGACTTCAGTAATAAGTCTAATGTCTGGCATTATTTCCCAAGTTGGCCCTCTTCCGTATATTTCTCTATCTGATCGTTCCCATCTTGCACAGATATAGGGCATTTCTTCATATCCACCAAATTGTAATATTTGTTTTTTATCTTTCAGGTAATGAACAGAAGCAAATGGCTTTTTAAAGCCTTCTGGTAAAAAGTTTTGTACTGTCCATGAAGGAAAGACTGCATGAACTACATCAAATTCATCCAGCATTTTTACTCCGAACCCTTTTTCTACAATATGTTCAGGTAAGGTTTGTGGATCAAATCTTGATACTAAATCTTTAGCCGTTTGCTTATAGTTGCGATATATTGTGTCAATCTCCATTTCACTTCCGCTACCCAATACGCAATCCGAAAGAGGGAAATTGCGGAAACGAGGGCCAAATCCCGGCAAATCCTCAACAAAAATAATCCCAGTTCCGAAAGACCCTGCTTCCAAGTAATATTGATAAACGGCACTTTGAAAATTTGATGATGGTCGTGATACATGATGTTTTACTATTTTAGATGCTTCTTCTAACCATAAGGCAACATTACGGTTGTTATCTAATTGACCAAGACCTGTAGTCAACTTAAACCATTCCGCACCCATTGGGGTGAATACATTATGGATATTTGAGGCAAAGCGTTTTAATAAACGCATAGCTGTTCCTTCAAATGCCATCCCCATTCTGTTATCACCTCTAGAATGAGTTGTTGTAAAATCAGCCCGATGTGGCAAGACATACTCTGCCATTTCCTGCCATTCTCGCTCCCATACTCTGCGATTATTTTTTAACTTCTCATGATGCATGTCTATAACAGCACCAAACTCTAAGTTTTGATCTTCCATTTATTTATTAGTTGTCAAGATACTACTTCTACGGTTACCTGTAAGATTCATTTGTTTACGGGATTCTTCGCCTACTCTTTTTTTGCCATATCCTCCACTACCTGTTGAAGAATTTAATTTCCCTTGGCGTGCAAATTCTGCATCTGCCTCTGCTCGTTGTGCAGGAGATAAATAAGCTCCAGTATCAGATCGACTATCAATTTCATTTCCTTCTTCATCTGTCATATATGGTCTATCTGGTATTTTTTCATTCCACATATCTTCAGACATAAATCTGCCTGTATTATGTTGCCTATTATGTGCCATATTATTCTCTACCTGTTAAAAGACTACTTGTACGAGAACCAGTTTTATTCATTTGTTTACGAGACTGCTCTCCTACTCTTTTTTTACCATAACCACCTTCTCCAGAACCTGAATCTGAATCTCCACTTAATAAACTAAGAGAATGGGCAGAATCAGGATCAGAATGCAATATTGCAGTTCCATCTGGTCGAAATCCTCCAGTTGGCCCTTTATCTATATCAAGCCATTCTTCCATTGCTCCTGCATGTGGATCAATGTAACCCTCTTCACCCATCTGAGTCCCATCATCCATATTTTGACCTTGAGGTGGTCGCATCCAATGGGTAAGCCCCGGCTCAACTGTTTCCGCTGGGGGATCATTTAATGGTTTTGGGGCTTGTGGTAAAATATTTGGTCTTGTTGCAGTAACTTCATTTAATACTTTTTTAAAATTAAATTTTGGTAACATATTATCCCCTTATACAGTAGTCAATATTGATGCACCTTTTTTATTAATATTATGGAATTTTCTTCCCATTGATGCTTTTGCTAAATTCTGAAGTGGACCTAACTTTGCATTAGGGTCAACATCACCAGCTTTCATTAAAGGTGATGGTACTCCTTCTTCTTCAATAGCTTCTTCGGCTTCATTACCAACAAGTTTAGTCAAAGCATCTGCGGCATCACCAACAGGGTCAAATCTTTTTCTAGTAAATGGGGTCATACCTATAGCTTTATCTGCTTGTTCTGTTAACCAACTCATATTTACCTTTTATATTATATTGTTATTAGTTAATGTCTTTGAAATTACAACTGCCGTTAGTTATATGCAAGACATTTATTAGTTTATACATAAGCTCCTTCCTGATGTTCATAATGATTATATTCACTAATTGCTTTTCTAGGTCTTTTCTTTGGACGATCCAGAGATGCAAATTGTAGTGATTGCGAAGCATATCTAGTTGCACTCATAAGATCATCATGTAACTTTATAATCTTACCATCTTTCCTGTGATACATCCTCAGTTCTTCAAACCATGATCCTAAGTAATTAAAGACTTTGAACCTACCAGTTTGCATTCTTTGTAACATATCCATGATACCCGGTTCCACAGAAATACCACCATTAGGATTTTCAAAGTGTTTATGTGCCATATTAACACCTTGTTTTCGGTATAGCTCTGCTAATGGTTTACCTGAACCTTTATCATGTTGTGATCCATCATGGGGCCAGATTACAGGAACCCAAGCACCTCTTTCTTTAATTGCGGCAGAATGAACGACAGGTGTTTCAGCAGATTTTCTATAACAATCGTATACATAAATAGTATCTGTATCTCTATCCCATGCAATCCAGACTGCGGCAGTAGGGTGATCCCACCCAAAATCTATTCCACATAAGCGAGGCCAGTATTCAGGTATCGCAAATGGTTCTATTTTTAGATCATTCTCATCTAATGGAAATACAAGTCCAGAACCTAAAACTGGTATTCCTTTTGAACGCATTGCTCTTTCATGCGGAGGAAGTGCGGCTAATATCTCTTTTTTAACATCTTCATCTAAGTGTATAGCATCATCCCATGTTGCATGATAGAGAGCCTGTGACTGTCCTAACTTAGTCATAAACTGAGTTACAACTTCAGTCATTCCACTTTCAGGAGTAAATGTCATAAAGACAATACCGCCACTTTTAAGTGCGGCTCTTAGTGCTTGCGAGTATATATCCTGTGGAGGTTCCTCATCAAGCCATGTTACATCTACTGCTTTACCCATCCATTGCATCTTACCCTGCTCATAGGACTTAAATATCAGTTTGGAGTTTCTACCAGATACATGTTTTACATTCAGACTTTGGAATGCATTAGGGACTCCGGGCATTCTTAATGGAGTGCCAACTATATACTGCTTTGGTATTGCTCCTTTACCAAATTCGTCTTCATCTCCGGGTTCACCTAGTAACTCTGCTTGTACTATATCTCTAGTATTTGCAGTTGTATTACCTGCGGCCCATGCAGTTACAGGTCTAGAGAACCTTGCACCTTGCCACCATTTAGGGTAACGTCCAGTTAAATGAAAAGCCATCTCAGATGCACCACAAAATGTCTTACCAGTTTTGTTTGCCGCCATCAGAAGACGTTGCCTAGCAAGGCGACCTGTCATGTCCTTTGCATCATGAAACCGCTTCTGGTATTCATATGGTTCATAGTCTAGAAGTCTATTGGTTTCATAGAGATCAGTTATCTTTTCTGCAATCTCAATAGCTTGTTCTGCCTTATTGCTCATGCATCACCGGGATTTAGACCATGCTTCTTTCTAGGTTTACCCAAAAACGGATATATCATTTTCATTGAATCCATGAAACTTGGGTCTTTCTTTCCAGTAAATTTCTTTGCCTCTTCCCTGCCTCTTATAGGAGATAATATTGTTGAGCCTAAACTAACTGCTCCTAATCCTCTAGTAAATTTAATACCTTTACCTGTAAATTTCAACTTCTTATGTTTATCTTCTATATTTGCAGTACCAGTTGATTTTTTATTAAATATTCTATTAAGTCTTTTAACTACTCTAGGAGATTTTATTCCAGTTTCATATTTATTCTTAACTGATACAGTTTTTTGTACCGGCTTTGTAGTAGAAGTTACTTTTTTAAGATTTGGAGTTACATCAGTAGTAACAGCTTTAGTTTTTGTTATTGGTTGTAGTTTAAGTTTTGCCTCTTGTGGATTTTTTGTTCGTAGTTGTGATCTTTGATTAATTTTCTTATGTATTGGTGATAAAAAACGACCTCCAGTTTCAGACTTAACTTTAGCATCTGGGCCTATAAGTTTAACTTGTTGAGGTTGAACTTGTAGTGTTTCTTTCCCAACTGGTGTAACTCTCCTGCGTGTTCCTTCCCACCATCCTGTACCTTTGGCTTTACTACCTCCTAATGGCCCTTTTGCAATCTTGGCTTTAGTTGCTTTTATCTTATCTACTTTAGTAGCTTTAGGAACAGGAACATTCTTTAATCCTGAATCCTGAACAGTAGAAGAACGTGCTGGTGTTGAAGTATCTGATGGTTGTGCCGAATCAAAAGCAAGCTTGTCTGGTATTTGTTTTGCAAGGTTTCTGGCAACATTATCTAGTCTTTTAAGATTTTGTAGTTTCTTTGGTTTATTAGTACCAGCCTTAACTTTTGTCTCTGCTTCAGCCAATCTCTTAAATACTGGAGCAAACTTTTTCATTGTTCGTTTAAGTTCAACTCTGTCTTTTATTGGTTGTTCTTTAATAAGATGACTTGTTGTATGTCTTTCAATACCCTTACCGCTTTTTGTTTTGTCTTCTCCGTAACCTTTTTCTGTTATATCAGTCTGATCGGTCAGTTGTTTAAGATTATCTTTTAGCTCAACTTTTCTTGTTACTTCCCTTCCCTGACCTTTGTAATCATCAAGTTCTTGATTACTACCAAGCTGAGACATTGAAGATTGTGGATATGGATTCTTTCTGGCAATTTCAGCATCTGTCATACCACCTGTACGTTTAACAGACACGACTGTAGGCTCAGTTAATATAGTACCCATGACTCTATACTTTTTAGTCTTTTCTATAACTTTGCCAGTTACTTTATTTCTTATAAGCGATGCACCACCTCTTGTTCCTACATCCTGTCGTTGATCTCCTTCCCTACCAGTTACACCTGTATCTTCTACATATGTTTTCTGTTCAAAATCATCAATTGATTTAACTTCTCTTTTAAAAGAAGGTTGTTCACGAATTAACCTTGGCAAACCTTCTTCATCTTTAGACATTACACCGCCAGATTCCAGATAATCAATACGACTCTGGTTCTTTCCAGTAATCATATTAATATTGAGATTTTCTTTAGTCCATTTATCTAAATTCTTTGCATATGTAACACCTGAAGCCTGTCTTTCTGGATTAGTATCGTCTTCTATTTCATCTAGGAGGGACTTAAACTTGGAGGTTTCTTTTGTCTGCTTACCAATTACTTTATTATCTTTTATTGTACTTCTTGGAAACCTGAGTTTACCACCACTTGTTTCTTTGCCAATCTTGCCATACTTGTTCTTCCAGTAACCAGCATACTTATCTTTTAATGATAGGTTACCTTTTGAATCATAACTGTAGTGAACCAAGTTGGGATTATCTATTCTTTCCTGATCTCTTATCCCTGTGGCATTCTTGTGACTAAAATCTAAGGGATTAGATATAACATTAAGACCTGTTATTTCTCCTAACTTAATTACATTCCTATCTATTGTACTTACCTTTGGTCTGCCACCATGAACTAGAGATACATTCCCTTTACCAGATTCTTTAACATGCTTACGAATTTCACGCATCATTGAATTGCCAGTTTTAAACTTGGCTTTGTTCAATCCAGTAAAGAGTATTTCTACTTTTTCAGCCATCAGTAGTTGTTAGTTGTGGGCCTGAGATTATCTTCCTACTTTTAAATGCACCAACTAGCATCTTAGCACCATCTTTTCCAACTAGTGCAACCAATTGTGCGTTAAGCTCTTCTATGGTACGACCTGTGTCCATTTCATTAAATACCTTGTGTCCTCCCCTGTCAAGCATTTCTTTTGCGGCGTTAAGACGTACAGTATCACTCTCAGACGTATCCATTAAACGCTCTATAATACCTAATGCCTTTGGCCCTCCTTCTCTAAGACGTGCATGAAACTTCTTATCAACCTCATCACGGTTCTTATCTAAAAGCTCCCTGCCTTGAAGTTTTACCTTGTAAGCATTCTTCTCTAAACAACCTGCATCTTTCATTGAAACAATATAATCACCTGTCTCAACAAAACTGTCTATGAACTTCTCTGCATTAAGAGCCATTAAACATCACCTGATAAAATTGACTTAGCTCTTGCATCCTCCTGATTCCTTCTCTTCAACCACTTACGTCCTTTTGGTGTAAAGTTCTTATGTAAATTCTGTCCACTCTCTACAAAAGTACTCATTTTTTTAAGTATTCCCCACGATGCCTTTTTACTAATGGAGTTGTTACCATGTTTAAACTCTTTCCTTAATCCACGCCTAAATCCCGGGAGTATCGGGTTCCAAGTTGCAAACGCAATCGTAGTGTCTGTTAATTGCTGTCTTGGTACTGTACCTGCCCGGTATAAAGGATCACTCTCATACCTTTCTTTTTGTATCTTCTTTGTCTGCTTGAAATTCTTTTTAGCCTGAACCTTCTTTTCCTTAATTACTTTTCTTTGGGCTTTGGTAGGGAACTTCTTCTCAAACTGTTGCTTCTTAAGAGTACGCCTCTTTGTAATTGCATTAGTGACATACTGATTACGCTCAGGATGCTTTTTTGCCTGTGCTTCTTCAACATCCTTCCTTAAGACTCTTGTAATAAGGCTAATTCCTACTCGCCTTAGAGGGTTTAAAAGGGCGGCTCCTGCCATCTATTATCTCCTAGTGTGAATAGTTTAATGATTTGTTGTACAACTCTCGCATAGGACGTAACTCCTCTGAAGCGATATAATGATTAATAACTCCGTATCCAAAATCCTTGGTTGGGGCTTGTTTTAATATCTTACCCCACTCCCATCCAACTAAAAATGTGTCTCCTCCATTGTAGTCTGCAAGTACATATATGTCCGATAATACCTTGCCCTCCTCCAATAAAAGATTGTATGCCTTCTTTGCTGTCTTTACATCAATTGTGAAATATAACGGCAATAAAAAATCTATTCCATTATCACCTGAAGGCTTTATAGACTTATCTACCTCTAATGAAAAAACCTCTGCAAATGCCGCTTCTCCACTTATTCCTACTATATTGTAATCCTCAGATAATACCCTCTGAGATGCATGACCCTTATGCGTGTCCGAACGCTGTTGTGCTATCTCAAATATCTCTCCTTGTAACATACTACTCCATAGCTGGGTTAGGATACGTTCTATCTAAACTTATTCATTCTTCCTCCTAACTGCAACTCTTAAATTTTATTTTTATAAATAAGGTTCACAAATGTAAACACTATATTCTCCCCTGCGTAGAGTGAGAGGACGAT